AAAGTCTTCTACTTCAATATCTATCTCGGGGTAGTTCTCTTTGAAGCGAATATTTATGTCTTCACCTTCAATTTCTTCATAATCCATACACGCTATCCACTCTCCATCGTGCATTTCTGTTTCACAGGTAGCAACTCCTACAAAGTTTCTGAACTCATCTTCATATGTCATTCTAGTATTGACACTATGACCACATTCCTTACTTATTGCTACTGATATATGCTCAAACATTGGAGTTGGTGGACTCCAAGCACTATAACCTGATACTGAGCAACTGTCTAAGTCTTCTAGATGACACCACTTGGCTCCTACATTATTGCAATACCAATCCCATGATTTATCTTCAGAATAATCGTTAGGCATAAAAGGTTGTTCTTCTATTTCTACGATTTCTGTCACTTTATAGGGCTCTGTAGGTTCTCCTGACCAATTTCTGGTTACGGTTCTTTCCTCAGTTTTTACTAATTTGTCCATTACTTCAGCTTCATGCTCAGTAATGTTAAAATATACATGATTTGCCATTATATATCTCCTTCTGCTCTAACTTCTGAGCGTATTACTTCAAAGCCATTAGGATAACGCTTCTCTAGTTTGTTAATGGTCTCGTCCATTACTTCTTCGGGGGTAAAGCCGAGGGCCTTACATCCCTGTACCCAATACCACAACACATCTCCTAACTCTCTTTTCATGTGAAATATCTCATCACTTGTGAACTGTGTATCGTTTTGGAATACTTTCTTCTTCACTACTTCAGCGAACTCTCCAGACTCTGCCATCATTCCTATCAATGCAGTCATTAGTCTTGCCATGTCTATTTCACAGTCAATCATCACTCCATTTTGCATAGTGTGGTTTCCCATTAGTTTGTCTAGTCTGTCGCACATTTTAGTCGTATCTTTACTTGTTTCGGACGTGCACTGGTCTACGAACCTCGCATAATCATTTATCTTACTCACGCCACACCTCCACTGATTTCAGAGATGAACTTCTCTGCTTGTTGGATGCCTTCCCACTTCTTTCTATCTAGCACTAACTCATCATCTCTCAGAAAGTTTCCGTTTTCCAACTTAATCCACATATGTACTGTGTTTCTTGCTGGACACTCACCTTGCCATGCTTGTTTAGTATCTGCTGGGTACTTTATTTCTTTTATGACACTTCCGTTTGCGAACATACCAATCGCATAGTGTCTATTGTATTTACTTGCCAATGTCTTTAATCTCCTTCTTTGGTATCACTTGATATGCACCTTTGTTATAAGCAATTGATACCGTATATTGCTTTGATACTTCTTGTTTGTAAGAGTTATCCGTTGGTGTCTTATATTCTCCAATCGGCATACTAGGTATTGAACTAGCACTCTTAAATGTTTTTGTTTCTTGCTTTGCGAAATTTGGTTTCGCTTTCTTACTTGCGTATAGTTTCTTTACTTTACGCTTACGACCATGCTGGTCATACATCATACTGCCTTTAATCATAGTATTCTCCCAAGTATAAAAACCTGTAGAATTAATACTAATACTGGCACTACTGTTCTAATCAGTTCCATACGATACTTCATATCTCGTATGTTCTGCTCTAATATCTTTGATTTTTTAGTCATCTTCTAACTTTAACTCCTCTGGCAATCTGATGCCATTTAATTCACATAACCTGTTGAGCATGATTTCATACTCACAAGTTAAATCTACTACCATATCGTTTAGTTCTGCCAAGTCATTTAGGCACAACTTTATTTCGTGTTCACACTCTACTAGTGCATCACGAAGTTTCTTTGCTTCGGTGACTGTGGGAAACTGTATTACTTTACCCATTATTTCCACCTCGGCAAGTTGAGTGCCACTATAAATAGTAGCACTGCAATTGCAAAATATACTTCGAAACCTAACATAATCTGTCTAATTCCTCCCAATCATGCTCGGTATTCACAGTCAGCTTCACCATTCTTTTGTTTGGATTTGCTACTGTTATATCTAAGTTAATTCCCCTTTGCTTAAGTTTTACTACTTTGCGTTGGTAGGTTTTGTACTGTGACTGCTCTAGAAATACTACTCTCATCTGCCTTGCCCCTTGTACTTTTTGAATGAACGCTTCTTGTTCTTGTTCATATTCAGACTGACTCTGTTGTGCGAATCGCCTTGTGAAGTTTTCTTCTTGTGTGATTTGTGTGTATCTTTACTTCCCCATCTCATGATTGCACCTCTGGTGTAACCCACACTACCTCAACTTTGCGTCTTGCTAGTTCGTTTAGACACTTCTGTCTTTGTTTTGGTTTAGTTCTAGTTTCATTAATCACTTTGAACAGTTCTTCTTTTGCCACATCTTTGATGTAGAAATGCTTGTCTTTCAACTTTGAAGCCTTTACTCCTCGTTTGAATACTTTTTCACTTGGTTTAAATTTTGTCGGCATTACGCACCTCCTTTTAAGTCTAATTCTGTTTGTCTCTGCTTCAGAAAGTCACTAACTTTCTCAAACTCCTTTGTCTCTGCGTTCCAGAGATTGCCCTTTACAGGTCTTTGTTGGTCTACTGCATCTTTGATGCGTTCTTTTAGTGTGTCTACTAAGTGGTCGTAGATAACCTCTAGCATATACTCGTATGTTGGGTCTTCGATTGTATTGTAAGCATACTTCATACTTGCCATAACAAATGTTTCACTTACATCGTCGATGTCGCATATGAACTCGTCACATTCTTTTTCGAAGGCGTTCCAGTATGAGAGCGACTCTCTTACATCTTCTGAACTCATTACGCCATACACTATTGCGTGATGATTGTCTTCCCAATTTGATAATTCTTGCCACATCATAATTTTAATCTCTCCTTTTTTAAATATAAGTATATTATACAGATGTTTGACCTGTTTGTCAAGAACTATATTTAATTATGTTTGGAATTTTGATGTTATGTTTTGGTGGGAATAAAAAAAGGCAGGTAAAGGATTGCTTTACTCTGCCCTAAAAACTCATCAATAGATTGGTTTTTGAGTGTCGCACATTGGTCAATTACTCCTAATGTACTTGCGATGGTAGTCTTACTGCTAGAAGTGTAGAGACTTAAGGATTACTCACTCACTCTGTGCAGAGTGTGGCTTTCTATTCCATGTCGGACTTACATTGAAGTCCCCATCCGAAGATGCTGTTTCTTCCCACTTTTAGACGATACTGCTACTCGCTAATTAATATGCTCACATTACTTGTCGGTGAGAGATATACACAAAGATTACTCCTGTGTTTGACAGAGCTACTGCCGTTCTTCTCATCACTCGCACACTGATTAATAAGTTGCTAACTGCCCCCTGATACACTACCATTCATTCGATTATGTGTCGTTATCCCACTCTTCAAGGCGTTACGCCGAAGCGTTTTCCTCTACTGTATGTGGCGACTCCTACTCGATGGCACTGCTAATTGTTTACTATACGACCGAAGTCCGTTTCAACAATCGTCATCATGCAATTGGTTTGGTTCTATCTCCGCAGATTAGCGTGGAGTTTCCATTCTAACTCCTTGCCCTGTGCTACTCTTACTTTATAGTACGGTATAGCGCTCCGTCTACGAGATTGTGTGGTCATAATCTACGCGTCAATTACCTGTCGAAAAGTCTTTTTTACAAGTCACTCTTACGACTATGCTGTCCTCTTGGTTATTACGATATGCTCTCGCTGTTCAGTTCAGCACTCAATGGGGGTAACTGCAATACTGCTTATCACTACATTCTTAGGTAATCCTACTCTCCACTTGACAGCTAAAGCTGAATCGCATGGTGTGGCTTACAGTAGATTTATTGAATACTGCGTCTCTCCGTCCCTGTGGGCACATATTGTACTGCCCGTTCGCTTCCCTTGTTTACGACTATACTTGCGATACATCAGGCAATGTCGAGTCCTTACTTTTTAAGGTGTGTCCGTGCTTGACCAATCACCATAGTAGAAAAGAACTCTCGATTATTTATTCGCTACCACTTTCAATCCCGAAGGAGTCTGGGTGGGTCACTGCTAAATCATTTATTTTTTCGATTTAGTGTCCTTTTCTTTGTTTCTGAATATATATTATACTCAATGTCTAACCATTTGTCAAGAAGAATTTTGATTTATTTACTACTTGGTAGCAAATTCTTTAACTCAGTCCCAACGGGGTGTCTAATTTAAAGTTTTCTTCTTTTCTAAATATAAGTATATTATACAGACTTTCTTACCATTTGTCAAGAACTATTTAGGAGAACTTGAAAATACTTTACATTTTAAGGTGGCAGTTCAATTCGAATGAACCTTCGGAAAGTTAGGACAAGAGTCGAACTTGCTACTTTCTTTTTAGATGTGCTTCCGTAGTCACTTCCTGCTTTCCAGTTGCCACTTTAAAATGTGATGATTAGGTCATCACTCCAGTCTATAGGCGACTAACCCACTCAATAAATCTCATTAGGAGGTGGAGTGCAATTATGAACCCCACCATTCCTACGAGTTCCACTAGGAATTGATTGCGTCAACTAACTTCTGTAAGTCTTGCTTGCCTGCTTTCACTAGAGTCGGTACTTCAATGTCGAAGTGAGAAGCAATTGCACTGACGAGTTCTGCTTTAGATACTACAGGTTCGCCTGATTTAGTTGTTCTCGGTTGTGCTTGGTACACGCCCTCTCTTGATAATTTAGCAATGATACTTCTTGTAGTTTTGCCGAATTGCTGTGCTAATGAGTCGACAGTATCTCTGTTTGGTTCTGCTGTGTAAGCCTCTACCATTTGTGCTACCATCTCATCTGTGTAATTTTTAACTGTTGTTGCCATGTTTTTGCCCTTTAATGTTTGTTTGTTTTTGTTTATAAATATATTATACTCAATGTCATCAAGAATGTCAATAACTTTCCAAAAAAACTTTGACGCAATTGACTGTTTTGCGAAGTAGTTTTGGGTTATCTCTTGTTCTCTCTTTTTCATAATATGTATATTATACGCGCTTTGTATGAGTCTGTCAACAATTACAGCGAATTATTTATAATTTATCAGCAAATACTTCGGGGGCCGGGACGCGAAACCTGCTCGGGGTTTCCCCAAATTTCCCCAAAAAACGCAAAATAACTATTGACAACCCCGCCAAAGTGTGTTAAAATAGGATTAGCTCGTAAAAACCTCGTTTTTGTACTTCGTTTTCGCACTTTGGCGCAGATAGCATCACTTTCGCACTTCGTTTTGGCACTTCGGCGCCCCGCTACGGGGTTTTACGCAGTTTTTCGTTGCCTAAAGTGCCTATTTTAGTGGGTTTGTGCAAATTTTCGCCAACTAGACTCGTAAGATTATAATTTCTGGCGATATTTTTGAAAAAGCTATTGACAAGTCTCCCAAAGTGTGATAAAATCGGCGCGATTTGCCAAAGTAGACAAAAGTTCCTTAAAATAATTGATTTATTTTCGCTTTACCTATTGACTTTTTTGCCAAAGCGCCTATAATATACTCATATTTAGGAGAACATTATGGAAAAAGCAAAAAACACAAAAGTCGCTAAAAAAGCAGAACCAACAAAAGTCGCATTAGTGCGTGCTTTAGAAGAAAAAATCGGAACAACTGTCGGACACCTCAACTCTTTAGAAAGAGCAAACAAAGAAACAATTGTTCGCTTAGCAAAACTCTTCAGCTAAAGTGACAAAAGTCGAAACCCACTTCGGTGGGTTTTTTATTGCCTTTAAATGATAGTAAGTACTCACTATCACTGCATCGGGGCTGGCCAAGTAGACTAATGTCCCAAAAGTTTTTTCAAAAAAGTGAAAATAATCCTTGACCCCGACCAAGATTTGTGTTATAATGGGCGCCGCTGGCTTCATGTAGACACTGACATCGTTTCGTTACTGCACTGTTCGGCGCAAGTCCACGTCACATCGTTTCGTTACTGCACTGGTCGGCGCCTTCGGCGCATATAAAAAAATTTTTAAATTTTCCAAATGAGAATGATTATCATTTATAGTAAGTGCTTACTATCATTTTTAGAAATAAAAAAATCTGAATGGATTAAGATTTCTCCCAACCCATTCAGATCAAAATCCAACATTACAAGGATTTGTTATTCTTCAAAATATCCGAAGCCATTACAGGAAATGCAATCATCAATTAAATAATCACCATTAATATTAATTGATTGCCCTCGCCCATTGCATGACATACAAGGTATTTTAATTCTTAGTTTAGGAATGGGGGATTGCTCCCCCTCTAAGATTTCCTCTTTATCAATATGCACGATACAATGCTCCATTCTCATAAGGCTCATAACAATAAGTAGCTTGATTATATTGCTTACCTAAGTCAGCTATTGCCTTTAGATTATTAACATTATCATCATAGAAAACCTTATCGCATTTTGCGTATGGTCTTAATCTATAAAGATAAGCTAATTGCTGTTGCTTCAATTCATAGTCAGCAGTCATACAATCAACAGGTCTTGATATTAATTTATCAAATAAAAACCCATTTCTTATATACCATTCATAACGATAGCTATCTACAGGAACAACATCAGCAGTACATATAATAACCATATCGCCATTTTTATAATGCTGGTTCATTTGGATTGCTAAAGGCATGATTGTATCTTGTTCAATCATTAAAGGCGTGGAATTTTCTTCCCATGCTTCTAAATTAATTGAGCCATCAGAATTAGATAATCTCCTATGGCTAGAGTCAACAATCGTACCATCTCCATCATAAATATAGATAGTGGGCGAGAGATTATAAAATCTCTCTATGTTCGCCCCACATTCATTTTTTAACAAGTTCATAAAAGCACCTGCGATATTTGAGCAACAACCATAACAATAGTTATTAGAGCAAGTTCTACATTTTCTTTATAGATTGCTGAAATGAATATTGAAATATTGCCAATCGTGATTAAGGTTATACCTGTTTCGCTTGGTATTGGATAAATGCCTTGTAGTCCTAAGAATACAAAGCAAATACCAAACCACATAACAAGGTTATCAGCGTTAACTGATAACCATGTTGCTAGTTTCTCTCGATTTCGTATTTGTCGATAAGTCATTCTAAAACCTACCTTTAAATATTTCTCTAAGATTATCTATAGCTGATTTAGATAAATGTTTTAAATGGTTAGGTAATGTTCTTTGTCTCCTAACATCTTTTATCAAATCTCTACGATAACTCGCTTCATCAGTATAAGGAAATTCTCCTTTAACTTTTAAATCCAATTCTAATTGCTTAGCCATTATTTACCCCCTGTTAAGTTTAATTGCATTTGCTTAGATTTCACATTCTTAGCCTTTTTGCCTTTGGCTCTCTTAGTCCTATTGATTAGAGATTGCTTTACAGAAACCCCATTCTCAAAATCAGACCTTGAAACCCCTTGAACATTATTAACAAAATGTTTCTTAATAATTGATTTATTATTTTTCCACAATTCCATTAATAACCTAAATTCGCATAAGGCGTCTCTCAATGCTGTATGTTGCTCAATGTAATATAAATCTTTTGATAAGTATCTCAACATTGTTTGTGCTGAATAAGATTTATTACCTTTAGCAGTAAGCATTTTTTCTTTGTCCTCTTGTTCTAAAGAATTGAGCCATGTTCTGAATGTTCTATTAGCTAAACAAATAGCTGATATTTCCATTAAGTCAAAATGCTCAATCCCTCTAGGCATATAGAAACCTTTATCTGAAAGCTGATTTTGAGTTAATCTAATAGTGCCAACTTTTCTATTGCTTCCAATATCGAAGTTGTAATTATAAGAAGTGATGTAATCAACATTTCTTGTAATTAGTTCACGATTAAATTCTCTCATAATTTCTTTCCATTTCTTAACCTTATGAGGATTTTTAAAGGCGTCCTTTTGGGCTTCTTGGAACATAGGATTGATATTATATATCCACCCCTCGACCAATTCCCATTCTTCAGATACCTCGTTATATTGTTTGAACATTCCTTTCTTTTTAAAGTAAGCGTTCTCAATATTCGTAATTACTTCTTCAACATAATAATCCATATTATAAGTTTCAAAAGTATGCTCTTGCGTGATGTCTCCAAATACTGCCCCAAAGTGGAAAACCAATCCATGAGTATTAGTATTTTTATAACAACATTCAGTATCAACAACACAAGCGATAATTCGCTTGTGTTGATTGTTTAAGGCGTTCAAGATTGAATACCTACGCCAAAATGAATTGCTAATTCATTTAGCACCTCGTGAGGGCTTCTCTCAATATCTTTTAAAACTAACTTCGTGTTAGTTCTAATGAGATTAGCTTTCTCAGTCTTGGTTAATTTCGCCCATGTTTTAGGTTTAGGCGTTTCCTTTTTATTAATTAAAGACATATTTAGTCTCTCCATAATTTGCGAGATTGTAAAAGGCTCTCGCTGTTAGCCTTATAATCATCAATTAAGAACAATACATTTACACATAAGATAGTTCCCATACCTGAAAAAATCAGTATGAGATAATCAAAGCGTGTGATGTATTCCTTAGTTAATAAATCCTCTCCCCATGAAAAGCCTAGCATTATAAATGCTAGGCAACCCATAGAAGCTAAAACAATGATTAACTTATTCATCTTGCTAACCATTGTTTTAGTGTTCTGATTTTTCCATTAAGCTGATTAATAGAATGTTGGTAATCTTTTAATTGTTTACCTATCTTCTGTGTCATCTTAGATTGTTTACCAATCTTCATAATGTATAAATCTTTTTCTTCTCTTATCTTGGCTCGTTCCCTTTCGAGTTCGTGCTTTATCTTTAAGAGTTTCATTCTCATTCGTTCGTGCATTATGCACCCCCTTCATAATAAGCTAATAGTAAATCTAAAAGCTCAGATTGTATTTTGTAGTATGTTTCCATATCTACCCCTTTAGCAATTTCAAGTTCTGATTGTTTGCTTTCAATCATCATAATTAAATTATCATTTGATAATTGGTTATTTATATTCGACATAATATGTCTCCTTGTAATGTTATATTTTGTAATTTCGCTTATCCTGTCGCAACAGTATAAGCTAGGATTTTTCTTAACCTCTTTGTGTATCGTTTTACGGCTTTCGCGTACGCCCTCGATTTCGCGAGGGGGGAAAGGTTCTCATGGCGTGGGCGTCAACCCCTTTCCCTATAAGGATATTATAAGCGATTTCGATAGGAAATTACCAGCAATTTCGAGGTTAAATATGCAGTTAAAAACCCATGTTTCAGCTGTCTAATTTTTATACAGGTGGTCAATTTTTATACAGGGGGGATATTAGACATCAAAAATTTTTTTTTCTAATAGCCCCTCCGCATGTACAACTTTAAGAGATTTTAATTATTTGGTAAAAGGGCCATTAGTGTATCATAATGATACTCTCTTACACGGACTTCAAAGGAAGCTTAGTATAT